ATAGAAATGGTAAACAGTAGTTGAGACGTTGTAGCCACGTTTGATGAAGCAGATGGGAATGGTGTGAAGCTCAAGCAATAGCCTGGCATCTTCGGCGGTGTTAGAAGTCGGCACCACCGATAAGAGCATTCCCAGTATCAGACTCAGTGGAGTTGTGTTCATTGCGGATAGCGTGGCGAGCACGGCGGATAACAATGATGTTGCTGATGATAGAGATTAAACTTTGAGTCATTTCGATCTCATCCTCTGATCCATCCAATCCAAGCTGGGCGTTGAGTAGCTTACTAGCGTCGTCGCCTTCAAGGTCTGGGTCGAGAATGTCGGCATGGGCATTGCATCTGCCAACCAAGTCAGTACACCGATCAACAGCCATGTGCTGAAGCGTGTAAAGGAGATCATCATAGTCATCACTGTTTGGGATTGGGAAGGGCATGACGCTGTGCTTTGTTGAAAGTGTTGATTGCCAAGAGTGTAGCCAGTTGTTTCTTACCGAGATAAGAATACTGAGTGATCTGGTTCTTCTTGGCTAGTCGACGCAGCTGTCTCCAAGTGAGAATGTCCTCAAGGTGAGCAGCCAGTTGATCAATGGTGAAGGTCATCAGTACAAAGCCTCCAGCTCGGCAGCGATGGCGAGAATGTTTTTCTCAGTGATACCAAAATACTTAAGTTCTTGTACAACAGCTCGCAGGGCGGCGGCAATTGCAGGCAGGTAGTGCCAGTCATCCGGCTTACCACTGGCAGCACGATTGAACTCCCAGAACACCTGTCGCGCGGCGGGGGAGAGGTCAGTCATCGAGTTGCTCCAGTGCGCGGCGGATAATCGTCCAGTCGTCTTGTGTTTCTGTTCCGGCCATCATGCGATTGTGTGCGTCTAGCGCCTGCTCCTTCAACCTCGGCGGCTTGGTACGCATCGCCTCTTTTAATGATTCACCTACTGGAGTAATCCTTAGATGTGGCTCATTTAAGGCATTATGATCCAGCCATTTTGCGTCCTCTGCAAGTTGCTGGTCGGCGCCCCATTGGGCGGCGCGGTTGGCGATGTGTAATTCATAAAGCCAATCGCGTTCGTTGTAACATTTTTCTGAAGCCCACTGCTCCACGAGTTCGCGAGGTGGAATAGCGTGGTCAGTCATTCCTTCCATTGTGGTGTAAGTAGAACGTTGATTGAGTGATACTGAAACTCAGGAAACAATTCAAGAGCAGTTAGTATCGCCTCAGCCTTTGTATAGGCGTAAACACATACCTCTTTGCCACAGCAAAATACTGTAAAACATTGAGGTGTGTGTGTTTTAGTCATACTCACCTCCCTTTTTGGTAAGACTCAAGCAGTACTCAAGATGTGCCTGCTGGATGCGATGTTTGATCTCCGCAACCTCAGGCCTGTTGGTAAGGGCTGCTGCTCGAAAGATCTCAACAACAAAGACACGCTCAGCATAGGTAAGACTTTCAGACCCATGCTTGGCAATCTTCATAATAACCTCAATCGGGGTGACCATAATCATACGAGCAAAGCATCGGATCGAAAGGAGTTAATCAACACAGCATCCTGTGAAAACGACTGCTTATAAAGATTAGCAATCGCCCTCACTTCAAGTGCTGCCTCGTAGCTGTCAGCAATGATAGTAAGAATGAACACATCCTCTGGTTCACCCTTCCAGCAACTGGTACCCTCAGTCACCGTCCAACTATCAAAGTACCGATTGACAGTGCTGGTAATGAAGTCAGCAAAGTCATCCCCCGACACAGTAGCCAAAGCTTCGGGACGCTGTGGAATGTTGCGACCCATGAACAGCTGGTAGGTGGTGTGCATCATCGTTTGTAAACAAAGGGCAGGTAGTACGGTTGATCAGCCTTGGTCTTTGGCTTGGGCCTCGAAATACTCTTCGATGAGCTTGAGGACTCCGTAGTAGTAGCCCGCCTTGAAGGCGATGCTGTGGTCTGGGTTGCGCTGGAGGTGGTGGATTTCATCAAACCAAGATCTCAAAGGTGCGGGAATAGCAGACTGCTTGCCAAGAATAGCAGGGTCGATGCGGGCATCATCAACATCACGATACACGGTCATAACGCTTCATGAAATAGGTGCGGTAATCAATGCTCTGTTCAATGATAGCCTGTGTGGCCCATCCACGCAACGGTCTGGTTGATTGAACGGGTCCCACATACTCATCATAAACAATGGGGCGGGGTTTGTGTTTGCTGCGCTGTGAGGTAGCGCGACCCAAGAGAGACACAGAATCAAAAAGGTAAGGTGGACAGTTACATCTATTCAGTTGTGTCCGTAGGTTACTTCAAGCGCCACTCATACGGTTGGCGATCACACTCACTTATCGGTAGAGTGTAGCCCCTTCTATTCAGTTCCCTCCGTCTTCAGATCAGCTCACCACCAGGTTCTTCTGATGGGAGGCCCTGACCCTAGCATCGGGTGTCACTGAGCCTAACCTAGCACCGCTGGGTCTGAGTCACAAGCCGCAAACCCTTAAGAAAGACAAAAAAAGTAGGGGGCCATGGGCAGCCCCCTAAGACGTGTTCAGATCCGGCACAGCTTCTGCGGTTGAAACTCGCCAGTCTCAAGACAGGCAGCAGCCTGGCCCGCAACCTCACTCCAGAGAATCCAGTGGATCTCACGGGGCGCGGTCAATGTGTGGGCCACGGTTACAGCCAGCTCACCCTCCCAGTCAGCTCCTACCCCCTCCTTCCAATGGGTCCAGTCATGGACCGCCCTAAAAGCTAGGTTCTGCTGCGTCGACATCAGGTCAGGGTTCGGATCGTTATTTAAGCGAGACACAGGCAGCCACCTAGTCTCACCAGGCAACACGGGTCGGCTGAGTGCCGCCATAGCCTCCTCGATGGGAACCGCACGGGTCACGAACAGGGGCTCAATGCCTGATGCTCGCATCCGATGAAACTCTCTCATGAGCCACAGGCCGAACGCTTTACGCTCACTGTGGGTAGGTTTGGTGTGGGGCGCTGCCAACCACTGACCAGCCATGTTCGACTGCGTAATCATAGTCAACATCCTCGATGGAAAGAACTTGTTCGCCACGGTCACAGAAACCGTAGGCTAGGTTGAAGGCCTGATCAGACCCTCTGGCGTGGACAATATGTTGGCCATTGATCTGCCAACCGCCACGGCCACGCTTAACGCCGACCGTGACTAGCCATCGCTTCTCAGTCAACATAACCAAGCAGCCTCCGATAAATAACCCACGTTACAGCTTGAACCTCAGCCGCGGTCAGGATGTGGCCGCAGGTTTCAAACGACCGCTCAGCCGCCAACACATAGGATCTGGTGATGGCAGCATAGAGTGCGGGGCTGAGGCTAGGCGTCTTGGTGGTAGGGATGCGCTCACCCATAAAGATAGCGAACGCGTGACCATCAACGCAAACAGTATCCTTAAACCCTGAGATGCAACGATAGAATGCAACAACTTTCTGACCCGATAGAATCTCCTGAATAGCCTCACTGTCTGGTGATTCCAATTCAAGAATACGGGCCGCTTTGTCTTTATTCGGATTAAAGGTGCAAACCTTAGCGATACGCGGGTCATGCCCTTGATGCCAGAGCTTGATCATAGTCTCAGCATCGGCAACATTACGGTGCCATTTGTTGTTCGGGCTAAGGGCCGCAATGACCCCGATTGCCTGGCCCAGTGTGAGCCCATTGTAGGCGTGCATCAGCTGAACCGCTAGATCATAGGCGCGGCGGTACCAATGCTTGCCCTGCTCAATGTCAGCAGATGAAGCTAGCCCGAGCATTCCAATGATGTGGCGGGCATTGGCCCGTGGTGTGACCCGTTTAGACATGGTGTTCTCCGTGGTGTGGTGTGGCTTGTGATCAGTAGCCCAGCCAGGCTAGCAGGGCCTCAGCGTTGCGCTCATCAAGTGCAACCCAAGAGACGCCATGGTTGTCAGCGTAAATATCGTCAAGTGTGAACCCGTGCTCAGCCATCAGCCGTTCGGCATCAGCGTGGCTGAGGTTGCCAGATTCAGGATTAGCAGCTGCCATCACTGAATCTTCATAAGAGAGGCAGAACATGGTGTGGCGGTGGTGTGGTGTGAACCTGAGGCAATGGTAGGGCATGTGGCCCCGTTTGTCAACAGCCCGGACGCAATGCCGGATTGTCTGGCGGATGCTGGGTTGGCTTGCCTTCGCGGCAGCTCCTCTCGATCCGTTGCCACCATCATGGCCCCTAGCCTGCCAATCCGTCAACCCCCCTTTACGATAAGTGTTGCTTATGTCAATGATAAGCTTACCTTATCGCGTACAGATTTTATAAATAGAACATGCGTGTATGCGCGTGCAAGCATAAACGCGCCCGCGTTACATGTATCCCCCCGCGCCCGCCTGTGGTGCCCCCTTGCGTACCTGCCACACACACAATGACGCAAACGGCCCGGATCCCTTGCGCTGCAACGGGTGTGGCCTGGCCAGCCGGGGGATGGACGTGGACAGCAGGGCAACCACCCCCTATGGGGGGACCGCAGCCGCCGCATGGAGCGTAAGGACTTTACAAATTTCTGCCAAATTTTCAGACCAGTGTGTAAGCGCCAGGAGTGGCCCTCTGAGGAGCCTTAGGTGTCCTTACACCTGAGGGGAGTCAGAGGGGTCTTCCTGAGCCTTCCAGGGGGCAGTAAGACGCATCTCGTCAAAGAAGCCACTGCCGGATTCGGAATACACTGGAGGAGTCACCCCAGACGGAGGCAGATACGGTTCCACCTCCTTGATTGCCTTATCCACGGTCTGGACAACCTTTTTATTGATCCACCACTCCTCAACACTCACCAACAACCCAAGCAGTAGATGACGAGCCCAAAGCGGCCACCCACTGCTGAGATTGAAGATGTCTTTAAATGTGGTCGTCTTTAGTGATCCGAGCATCAGCCTTAGGATACGGAGGTACGGGTCTCTTTACAAGAGCAGCGACAGCCTGGATGTAATAAGGACTATTTGTTAAACCGCGTTCCTCAAGGCTGGTCTTAATAGTTAACCACTTCTGGTATTCTTCGTAAGTCATGTCCACAGCAGTGCCCTGGAGATAATGGGTAGTTGTTCTGAAAAGATGGTACGAGCTTGTTCAGCAATCTGTCGATGCTCCAGCTGGGTACCATTGCTAGAGCGAAGTTCGATGTAATGAATCCAACTACGAACGGTCCCATTCATGTATAAACGAGTCGGAGAGGAAAGGGGAAGAACCTCTCGGGCACACTCCTTGGCAATGCCACGACTAATCATCTCGGTATAGAGATCCTCAGCCTCAGCATAGTGTTGAGCGATACGGCGATAGAACAACTGGGTCTCTTCCGCAGAAAGATCATCTGTGCTGTTCTGGCGATTCTTTGTGTCTTGCCTTCTCAGATGCGGGGAATAGAGCCCACCGAGCCCCTCAAGGGTAGAAGCGTAGCGTTGACTAAACTCCTGAAAAGTAAAACTACGATGACGAAGGATCTGTGGACTTATGGCTCTGGTAGTGTTGATTTCAAGAACGATGTTGGCCATCTCAAACACGGACCAATGCTGATGGCGGATACAGTAACCAAGAAGCTTCTCCACGGTCTCGTGGTTCTCCTGGTTGCTGGGGTTAGACACCCTGGCACAATAGGCAATGGTCTTTTCTGCATCTGGTGTGATGCTGATGAGCTTTACAGAAGGAGTGTTTAACATCAGTGGTGGTAGTGGTGGAGGTAGTGGTAATAGATAAAGGGATATATAACTATAGCAGTGGTACTGGTACTAGTAATAGTAATATGGTCGGGTTCGACGGGCATAGCCTTGTACTCTTCTCCGCTCACGCTCCGAAGACTCCTGCGGATGCCTTTTCGGTAAAACCTAACGCTCGGGTCTGCGACCCTCACTAACCATAGAGAACTATAGGTGATGACAGCTCCGCGTCAGCCCCATCCTTGCGGATGTGTCTAACTTGGTCTTCATTATCAGTCGCTGTCGCTCCTTCTAATTCAGAAGCCCCGGCCCCCGGTTTGGTGTCGTATTTCCTTCTGCTGTCGGCCCCAAAACAGGGAAGGGAAGGGTAGTCACGTCCTTCAGTCGGTCAATTTTGTTTGGTGTCTATCTTCTCTTCCTTCCATGCCCCCTTTCTGGCCGTCCTTCGGCGTCTGCCAAGGAGCGTTTGCAAAAAGAGAATTGGATTAAACTGGTGCGTTTAAAGAAGATAGACACTATGGATTAGCGGTCGTGTTTGGGTGGAGGAGGTGAATAGTTCGGCCTCCTCCGATTACCGCTGTTCCACACCAGAAGGCACCACTCTTCTGGTAATAATGCGTCCCTTCTCTTAAATCCAGGTATAGACAGCGTTTTCAGCAGAACCCATGTCTTCAAAGTTTCGACCCATTACCAGTCGATCTGTGGCTTCCTGTGGGTGGTCGATGAAGGCAGTTAGCATCTGATTCCACTCGGTTCGCTTTTGTTCAATCTGTGCTTCCTTTGCTGAGATGGCAAGGATGTCTTGAAAGTATTTTACACCAAGGGCAAGGGCGTCCACCCTATCGTCGTGCTTTACAGCCCCCTTCTCACGGCACATGCGTGTTAGCTGGTACATTAGCATCCGTGGAAGGCGTTCCTCGGGGGCCATGTCACCGTTAGATGTATAATCCCAACTAATAAGACGCTGGTCAATGATAAGCCGATGTTGATTAAGGACTGGTTCAAGGGTGTCGATGATCCGATCTTCCTTTCGTGTTGTAGCACGAACCTCTTCAAACGATAGGCCAACCTTCATCTCCATGGCGTGCTTTTTCATCAGCTCCATGATGGCACCATCACCGAAGTTACTCTCGATAAGGCAGGTGGTAGCCTTGTACTTCTTTGCTCGTGTGAGGATCTCTCTCAGGGTGGTGTCGGAATAACCATCCTGATTAGCAAAGATGTCCCTTATAAAGAGGTACCCGTTAATTTGAGACAGGATGATGGCAACCGTTTCGTCTTTACCACGACCAGAGGGGTCAACGGCTGCGATTGTTTCCCCCCAAGGGGTAAATTCCGCAGTATTTTTTGGCCTATGCCACCGGTCCCCAGGCAGAGCAACAGCGGGTAGATCAAGAAGAGTCTCCTTGTCAGCACCCCAGACCAGATCGCTTGGTCCTTTTTCCATGTCCAAAGGCAATACGGAAAAATCGCTAAGCTTAAGGGGAAACTTTAACGCATCACTCAGACTGGTATCAAGCATGAACTGAAGCATAAAGTTGCTTCGGCTCATACTTTGCTCACGCTCAAGCAGGTTGATCTCAGAGAAGCGTGTGTCGGTCGGTGTCCACCGTACTGTGTCGTGTCCCTTCTGTTCAATGTCTGCTACGAGCTGCGGGGCAAGGACATCCTCGTAGCCCGTCAGGCTCTGTGGGTAGCGAGCAGGCCACACAAAGGGTCGGTAGTTCCGTTCTCTCAGCGTGCGGTAGATGGTAAACGTTGTTTGCGGCGTCCCAAGAAACACGATGCGGGAATCTGTCTTGGGTGTAAGGACGGACTCACCCTCGGTAACCAGCTGCAACAGCTTCTCTCGCATCAGGTCTGTGGCGGAGTTAGCGGGCACCTCCACGTCATCAAACACAATCAGGTCCGCACGGCTACCAGTAATCTGACCGGTGATACCTACGGACTTGACGGAGGGGCTTTGTGCTGGTTTACATCCGGCAACATCAAAGGAGACCCGTGACCACCGTTGCTCGTCGTCCACAGGGCGAAGATGAGCCAACCAATCAAACTCAAGAATACACTTCTGAGTAAAGATAGTAAAGTCATCAGCCCTCTGCTTAGACGCAGATATAACAAGGATCTTCTTATCACGGTCGTTCCATAGCGTCCACAGAACGAAGGCAGCAGCGATCCACGATTTACCGAGTCCTCGAAAGGCTTGGATTTGAAGTCGTTTTGGTCCATTCTGAAGGTACTGAGCAATGGCAAGTTGTGCTCGTGTTGGAGAAGGCAGGTCTAGCGATTTCCAAACAAGAGACAAAAATAACGGAAACGAATCACCAAGTCGCTGTTCTATGGGCGTAGAAGGTGCTTGTTTTGTGGTTCTGGGCATACGATACCTAATAGGGGAGAGAGGAGGCTTACAGAGGCGTACAGCCCCCTCTCATGCGGTTTTACTTCTTACGGGCCTTGCCAGCCTTACTGAGGGCAATGGCAATGGCTTGTTTTTGAGGGCGACCTTCCTTTACCAGCTTGCTGATGTTTTTAGAAACGGTCTTCTTGGAGCTGCCTTTTTTAAGGGGCATGATCACTCACTTTTGCTTTTGACGTTCTTCAGAGGCTTCACGCATTGCACGCAGTTCACGCAGTTGCTCACTGATGCTGGTTTTCATGCGGCTATACGATTCACCACTACTGACAGGACCAATACCGCTGGTTGGTGCAGCTGATAACTTAGAAGTTACAGGCGGTTTACTTTTTGCTGCTGCTTTAGGTTTTGAAGTAGTCCGTGAGGGCGCTGCTGTTCTGGAAGAAGTGGCCCGTGAAGGGGTCGAGGCGCGG